CTGGTGTTGTTGCCCCGCACCGTGCAAGTGGTGTACAGCCTTGTGTTTATGCTTGTTTGCCGTCATCCCGACGGGTGTGATTGCAATGGTAGCAGCATTGTTTTTTGTTTGCAACTGTTTGGTGTAATGTTTTTTTGATGGGTACTCGCCGTAATGTTTCGCCAGCGGATAAGGCAAGGTTTTTTCAGGCTATAGCGGCTGGTTCAACTATTTTGGATGCTTGCCGTATCGCGGGTATTCATGTGAATACTGGGTCGAGGTGGTTGAAGAAATCGAAGTTGGCTCAGGCGAAGCGTGAGGCTGCCGAGTTTGATGTGAGGAAACATGTCCGTGACCAGGGCGGGGTTCAGAGGGATGCGGATAACGATTTGGGTGCGGCAGCGGATTTGCCGCCCGCTGTCCCGTTGGACAGGTTGTGTGTTGAGGCGAAAAGGGGTTTAGAGGATTTCGATTTTTTTCGCAGATACTATTTGGGGCGTGTCCCTTCGCCGTGGCAGGTGGAAGCAGCGGTGACACTTGTGGAGTTGTTGGAAGCGGAAGATAAAGAGTTCGTTGTTTTAAATGTGCCCCCAGGCGCAGGAAAATCAACCCTGTTTCATGATGTGGCGGTGTGGGCAATTGTCCGTAATAGGGCTATTCGTGTGATGATTGGCTCCATTTCGCAGGCTATGGCTAAACAGTATTCGCGGCGCATCCGAGAAACCCTTGAAAGACCCGCACCTATTCAGCCTGACCCAGAGTTAGTGAAGAAAGGTTTGGCTGTCAACGCCGAAGGATGCCTCTCTATTGACTATGGCAGGTTCAAACCATCCGATAAAGGCGCATTATGGCGGGCGGACGAGTTCATTGTCGAACAATATGACGGCAACGGGTTAGACAACAAAGAACCAACCGTCAGGGCGTATGGTATTGATTCGGAGTTTATCGGTCATCGCGCAGATTTATGTTTGTTTGACGACGTTGCATCCACGGAGAACTGTCGGGAGTCGGTTGCCCGTGACAAACTGTTGGAAAGATGGGACAGCATGGCTGAGGCGCGTTGCGACCCAGGTGGTTTGCTGGCGGTAATCGGACAAAGACTCGGTTCAGGTGACTTGTACGCGCATTGTTTGGCGAAAGTTACTTACGATGTCGAAGAAGAAGACTACGATGGGACGGATGTTACTTTGCCCGAACACTTTGCAAGTAAAGAACCCACAAAGTCATCGAAATATAAACACATTATTTATCAGGCATACTACCCAGAGTTGGATAGTGGTCCTGCTTCACGAAAAACTTCCGCCCCCGCGTACCCTGACGGACCGTTACTTGACCCTAAACGGTTATCGTGGAAAGATTTATCGTACCTGCGATACAACTCCCCCGAAAAATTCAGGGTAATTTATCAACAAGAAGATTTGGCGGGCGACACATATTTGATAGACCGCACCTGGATAACAGGCGGCGTCGGAACCGACGGTGTTCTATATCAGGGCTGTGTTGATAGTGAACGCCAACACGGGTCTATCCCGTCTGGGTTGGTTCCGCCAGTTATTTCGATAGTCGCGGTGGACCCGTCACCCACCCAGTTCTGGGCTTTGGTTTGGATACTGTACCAACCAACAACCAATCTGTATTACGTTATTGATGTTGAGCGTGTCAAACTCACCGCCGAAGAACTCCTCGGATACAACACCACCACCAGCGAATACTCGGGCATCATGGAAGACTGGCAAAACAGGTCGATGGCGCTCGGCTACCCGATATCGCATTGGATAGTCGAAATCAACGCGGCACAAAGATTCCTTTTGGCACACGACTTCGTAAGAAAATGGCAGGCACTACACGGAGTCAACGTCCTACCGCACACCACATCACGAAACAAACTCGACGAAAACATGGGAGTAGAAGCCCTGCTACCACCGTTGTTCCGTTCAGGGGCGATGCGTCTACCAACGATGCGTGCGAACTGGAAAACGTTGGCAGCCACGGACGAACTCGCAAAATGGACCCGCGACAAAAAAAACGGCACAGACATCGTGATGGCATTATGGATGGCGGTACTCAACCTGCCGAACCTGACGAACATGAAACTGCCGCCACGCCAATGGCGTCCAAGTTGGTTGCTGAAATAGTGTATATTGGACGGTAAGCGTCAAAAAAATCGAAAGCGTGTCGGATGAAAACCGTAGAACAAATAGTTTCGCTATACAACTCACGAGAAGAAACACAAGGACCCGTGCTCGCACAAATGCGACGAGTCCGCGACCTCGCAAACGGTGACGTAATCGTACCACTATCAGAACTGGACCGCAACGCACGAACAAACGTAGCGAACCTGCTCGTACAAGGATTGGACCAAACATCGATGCGAGTCGCATCAACAATGCCGATGCCATTCTTCCCGCCAATCAAAGAAGGCAACGAACGCAGCAAAGACCAATCACGCACCCGACGCAAAGCGATGCTGTCCATCTGGGACACGAACAAAATGGACATCAAAATGCGTCGACGCGCACGCCACCTACTCGCCTACTCGTCAGCGCCAGTAATCATCAAACCAGATTTCAAAACACTCGTACCAAAATGGTCGGTACGAAACCCGTTGGACACCTACCCCGCGCCATCAGACGACCCAGACGACCTCATCCCAGAAGACTGCATCTTCACATACATGAAACCATACAACTGGCTGATGGACAACTACGCCGACAAAGTAGTGGGCAGACTTCGCATGGGCAAAGTCCGTTTCGACACCCAATACAAAATCCTGGAATACGTCGACGCCGAAGAATGCGTCATCTGCGTGATGGGTGCAGAAAACTCCGCGAACCTCACGGCAACGGAACGAGCAGGCATCGAAGTAATCGAACTGGAACGCATACCCAACAGAACAAACATGCCGCTGGTAATCATCCCGAAACGAATCTCACTCGACGTCGCACGCGGACAATTCGACGGCGTAATGGGAATGTACTACACCCGCGCCCGCCTGCAAGCACTCACCGAAATCGCCATCGAGCGCGGCATCTTCCCAGACGAATACCTTGTAGCACGCCCAGGCGAGAACCCAGAAATCATCCAGATGGCTGAAGGCAAAACAGGACAGTTAGGTGTAGTCAAAGGCGGAGACATCCAACAACTGCAAACAAACCCAGGCTACAAAACCGATGTCGCTTTGGACAGACTCGAAAGACAAGAACGTTTAGAGGGTGCTATTCCAGCGGAGTTCGGTGGCGAATCAGGCACAAACATACGTACTGGTCGCAGAGGCGAATCAATCCTGTCGGCAACCGTCGATTTTCGAGTACAAGAAGCCCAAGCAATTTTCGCATCATCCCTGATGGAAGAAGACAAAGTTGCCATCGCAATCGAAAAAGCATATTGGGGCGCGAAAGAAAAATCGTTCTTCATCGCGGGAAGAAACAGCGTAGGCAAAGTAGACTACGTACCGAACAAAGTTTGGGAAACAGACTTCCACTACGTCAACTATCCGTCATCGGGCGCAGACGTCAACGGACTCATCGTAGGACTCGGACAAAGACTCGGCACGGGTTTGATGTCGAAAGAATCGGCAAGAGAAGCAGACCCGCTAATCACCGACCCAGAACTAGAAAAAGACCGCATCACAGCAGAATCAATGGAAGCCGCGCTCCTGTCCAGCATCCAGGCACAAGCGGCAGACCCAAGCGGACCATACCAACCAGACGACCTTGCCTACCTCACGAAACTCACCGTGGAAGAAAACGTCCCACTCTACGAAGCGGTACGCCGAACCAACGAACGCGCACAACAACGCCAAGCAACAGCAGTCCCAGCAGGCGCACCAGAAGCACAACCAGGATTAGCAATACCAGGAATGGGTGCAGAAGCACCACAAACAGGTAGACCAGCAGGAATCGAAGGACTACTCGCATCGCTTGGCGGTCCGCAAGCAGGAGCATCAGCACAACCAGGGACACCAGGCAGCGTACTTAGCCTCGCAGGGAGATTAAGTTAATGGCAAAACAATACCCGAACCGTTCCGACCTGCGGAACCCAACAAAAAAACTTGCGGCAAAAGCAGCACCAGGACAAACCTACGGTGAAGCAGGAAAACAAATCGCGGCACAACAACAAATACCGATGGCTCCCCAACCACAGCCAGCGGTCGCACAACCACAACAAGTGGAACGTCAACGCCCAGGACAATTCGGACCATTAGACCGACCGACAGAACGCCCGAACGAACCAGTAACAGCAGGCGCACCATTCGGACCAGGAAGAATGGCTCCGATGGGCGGCTATGCGGGTGTACGCAACGGCGACCCCGTACTCGACGAACTTAGAGCACTATACGCCGCATACCCAAGCGAAGAACTCGCAGACATGTTGGACTCGTACCTACGTGAAGGCTACTAATGGTAGGCGGACTCAGCGCATTCGACCCTGTTGACGAAGAAAACAACGACAAAGACGCACAAGCAAACATTGATGCACAAAAAAAGATACAAGCAACAGTAACCCCGCAACAAGCAGCGAAAGTATCCGAACTCTATAAAAAGAACGGTTGGGTGTCGCCACGTGTCCTGTTGGACATGGCGAAACAACCAGGACTATCACAACAAACAATTGACGCTGTAGCAAAAATAGAAGCAAACAAACTCGCTACACAAAACGACCCGAACAAAGCCGACCCTAAAGGCTGGTTCGATAGGAACATTTACAGCAAAGTAAAATCTGCGACACGTTGGGGTTTTGCCGCATTACAACTTACCCCAGACCTGACACAAAACGTTGCATCACAAATATTTTCACCGAACAACCCAGCAGGTTCAGCAGGAATCTTTTCATCAACCCAACTCGGCACAATGCTGTCAGGTCAAGAATCAGGTGAAGGTTTCTTTTTCGGCGGAAAAGCCGCAGAAACCCAAGCGCAAAGAGCAAGAGAGTTCCGTGGGACAATCAACAACCATGCGTGGACAATCGGACGCGGCGCAGCAAACGTCGTGTTTACCCCAGGAACAAAAGAATATTCGCTACTATCAGGTTTCTTCGACGCCGCCGTAAACATTTTTGCCGACCCAACAATCGTCGCAGGTCAAGCATTCAAAGCAGCAAAAACAGGTCAGCAAGTAAAAGGTTTAATCGGCACACGGGCAGTCAGTCAAAAAGTCGCAGACCAACTCGTAGCACGAGGCATAGTAGAAACGGACAAAATCCCGTCACTTACACGCGAAGGCGCAGAAGCGGCGGCACGAATCTCCCGCGGCGAAATCGGATTAGATTCAGCCGAAGCAATCTCATTCAGAGAATCAGAATACTTCGCATGGTTCGAACGCAACAGCAAAGCAGTACGACTATCGGAACGTTTAGCGGACCACGCAGCCACCGCAACAAAAAACATTGCCGACCGCGGACTAGTCGACGAAAAAGCAGCCATCGAAAGAGGCAAAGCCGCATACAAAATCATGTCAGATTTCCGCGGCAAAATCGACCCAGAAACAGCGAAACGTTTGGCAGAGGCAGACTCCCCACTAAAAATCAAAGCCATCATCGGTGAAGCCGCGGCACGATTATCAGCCAACCCAGAAGACGTACTAATCCCGAAACAAATCGGGGCAATCAAAGGCACACGTGCAACATTCGCCGCACGAGAACTCGCCCGCGAACGAATCCCCGTATATCGCACATTACGCAACAGCCGATGGTTCACAGAAATCCCGACAGAAAGAGCAATTATCGACGGCTCAGGTTTAGACAGGGCAAAATCCGTAGAAACCTATGCCGACTTTTTACGAGGATTAAGAATCCATACAGCGCTCCCAGAAACTTTCGACAATTTCATGGGTCAAGCAATGGACGTATTTAGCCAAGAAAACGTTGCCGCACGCAAAGAAGCAGGCGACCAACTTTACGCAAAATTCCTTGAAATTGTCACCGAACACGCAGGCGGAGACAAACGCATCGTCGGCGAACTTATGCGAATCCACAAAGAAGAACTCGCCAGAGTAAGAACATTCGGCGCAGACGAACTAGGAAACCTTGACGACGGCGGGACACTACAAGCATTACGCAGCCTCGGTTTAGACGACAAAGAACTCACACGATTCAGCCCAGACGAACTAGACAGACTACGCATACAAGGACCAACAGCACTAGTCGAACTCGTAGACCACATTCACGTTCTACCCGACTACCGCAAACTTCGAGCGCTAACAGGCAACCCATTCCTTAAAAGGGCGTTACGTAACAAAACAGGCGACCAAAGATTCGTGTTAGCCGCAGCCGAAGAACTCCAACAAGAAGTATGGAAACCCATGATTCTCGCCACAGGCGGATACATCGTCCGAAACATGATTGACTCCCACATCCGAATGGCGGCAAAAGGCTACCAAAACTTTTTTACGCACCCATTTCAATTTATCCAAACAGTTATGGGCAGCCGCTACGTCGGACCATTGACAGGCGGTGACGGCACAGCAAAAACATTTGAAGACGCATTCGACGACATCAGCGGCACTTTAAGCAAAGTCTTGCGGGACTATCAAGAAAATGCTGGCAGAACAATCTATCAACATCTACAAGACCCACTTGCCGCAAACGAACGATTGACACGCGGAGAAAATTTTTCAATCATCAGCCGCGGAAGCGATGCGGCGGCACACACCACAGGCTACGTAGACAATCTCGGACAAATCCGTCAAGACCCAATCCTCAAAAAAATGGTGGAACTATCCACGCTCCCAACACAGGAACGTCAAGCAACGATGAGGACATGGTTGGCAACAACCGACGAAGGCAGGGAAGCCGCCAGAACAGTTGTCGAATATTTCCGCAACGGAATCCGCATCGCAGACCCAACAACAGGTCGCAGTCAATTTATCAAAATTACAGACATCAACGACACCGACCTCATCACAACATGGTTGGACAGAGCATCACAAGCCAAAATAAACACCATCGTCCGCAACGACGAAGAATTACGTTTCGTGGTTCAACATGGTCGTGTACCAAAAATCGAATCGTTACTCGACGAACGAGGATTACCGACGTCACGTTTAACTTTGGATGCAGACGGTTTACCGACAGCCGACGTCCAATTTGTGCCACGCGAAGAAATACCATTAGACGACCTTGTAATGGCAGAACGAGGACAAAACAAAGTTGTGGGTGCGGTAGTCAAACTAGATAACGGTGACGACGCAATCATCACACGAATAACACCAAACCGAGTAGAAGACCCGTTCAACCCAGGCACACTTGTATCACGCGACATAGCAGAAGTACAAGCGGTAGCCCCAGGTCAAGCATTCACCACAAAAGAACAAGACCCAGGACTATTCGGCGGCGAAGCACTCCGAGAACTCATCGACCTTAAAGGTAATCAAAGAAAACTAGCGCCAAACGTCAAAGTCGCTAACCGCATCGACAAAGGCAAATCAGCAAAACTTGACAAAATTACCAACGCAATGGACACAGGCGTCAAATGGTTCTTCAACAGTTTGGTGGGCAAAGCCACCCAGAAACTTGAACGTTCACCACTTTACCGTCAAGCGTTCTACCGAACAGTCGCAGACAACGCCAATTTGCTATCCCCCGCAGAACAACAAACATTGCAAGCGAACATCGCCAGGTACGTTGACTCGTTAAACGCCGACCTCGCCGCCGAAGGCAAACGGGCAAATATGACAGTCGAAAAATATGTAGGCAACAAAGATATTTACAATCAGATATTTGGAAAAACAGCCACAGGCGACGGCACGGTCGCCCAACTAGAACAATTCGCTGGAGCGATGGCTGTACAAGAACTCAAACAAACCCTTTACAACGCCCAGAAAAAAGGCAACCTAGAAGACATGCTCCGAGTAGTAGCACCATTCGCCACAGCATTTAGAGAAACACTCGGACAATACACCTCATACCTCGTGGAAGACCCATCACGAATCCGTAAAACACAACTCGCATTCAACGCAGCGAACTACGACTCAGACAACCCAGACAACGCCCTATCAGGCTGGTTCGCTAAAGACCCGATAAACGGTACAAACGTTTTCAATTTCCCTGTCGGCGGATGGGCGGGAGCAATCCTACAATTCCCAATTCGAGGCGCATTCCAAATCCTCAACCTTCCAGGCGCAGGTCCAGTCCTACAAATCGCCGCATCAAACGTACTCCCAGACACCCCCGAATTAGAATTTGTCCGCAAAATGGTTCTCCCATACGGAGAAAAAGGTTTGTCATCACTCGCGCCACAATGGGCTACACGAGGCATCGAAGCCATCAGAGGCGACACCGCCAACCTCGGCACAATCTACGCCAACACCTATGCAGAAGTAGTCCGCCACAAAATCCAAAGCGGAAGTTACAACACCAAAGACCCGAACGACATGGCAAAACTGTATGCCGATGCACGCCGCAAAGCACAAGTCCTCGCAGGATTACGTGCCTTATTTCAGTTCACGGGACCAACCTCACCACAAATCGATTTTCGTTTAGAAACAGACGGCGGAGACATCATCGCCTCGGCACTCTCACAAGAGTTCTACAAACTTAAAACAAAAAATCCAGATACAGCCGTATCAGAATTTATTGACAAATTCGGTGAAGACTCGTTCATTTACATGGGTCACAAAACGGAACCAACAACCAGCGGTATCGAACCAACCAAAGTGTTCTCCGATTGGGCTAACGAAAACAATGACCTTATGCGACAATATAAAGGCATCGCAGGATTTTTTGCCCCAGGTGGCGACGTATTCAGTTTCGAAGCATGGAACCGCCAAATTCAAAAAGGTGAACGCAAACGGCTAACCGCAGAAGAAATGGTGGCAGCAGCCCAATATCGCCTCGGTGCAGCCATCTACCGCGATAAACGCAACCAACTTGGGGCAACTTTGAATCAAGAACAACGAGACTGGCTCAACCAATGGCGTGTATTCCTCAATGAAGAATACCCAGGGTTCCCTGTCAAAGCCGATTTCAACCCAGGCGAATTCCCCAACTTTATTAACGATTTGCGTACAGCCGTAACCGACAACCGTTTAGCCGACAACGATGTAGCGAACGCAGTCAAACAATATTTGGATGCCCGCGACCAAGCATTAGCGAATGCAGCAGCGGCAGGCTATTCAAGTTTCCAATCACCAAAAACGCAGCCTCTAAAGGATTGGTTGGCTAGTATTGCTGCAACGCTCGCACAACAAACCCCAGAATTCGCAAGAATTTTTGAAGATAAACTTGCGGCAGAGGTAGATTAATGTCATTCACAGAACAAACAGACCCTAACGCACCAGTAACGCCACCCCCTGCACAGGCTCCAGTTATCGCGCCCAAAGTATCTGGCGGTTTAGCCCCAGACGTTGAACTTGGTGTAAGACAAGTTACCGTAAGCCCACAACAGTTCGCCACAATGCCAGAACAATTTGTCGGCGGAAGATATCAAGGACCACCAACACAACGCAATATTAGCGCAGGCTACATCGGTCAAGGGCTGGTAAACAAATCGGGTGCTATCGCCCGTGGACAATACGACCCAGACGGTGAAGCAGTCAGCGAACTATCACGACTATCACCAATAGACAGAACAGATTTACAAAACAAACTGGCATCAATCGGTTTATACGGCAAAAACGGCAGAGCAGCAGGCGGAACAGGATTCGACAGCACAGATATTTCCGTGATGCGAGAGTTCTTAAACTACGCAAACTCCAAAGGCTTGACCGTAGATGCTGCATTGCCAACACTTCTGTCCGAAGTTAAACCTGTTCTTGGTACTGGCAAAGTTATTCGCACCACAGCAAAACAAGACATCCGTTCCGTGCTACAAAAAACAACCCAAGAAATATTAGGACGCAGCCTGTCACCGAACGAGATTGAAAAGTTCGTGAGAACCTATGAGCGTATGGAAATCACCGAAGCAATGGGTGGTGTTAAAGCCCCACGCCTTGATGTTGCCGCCGAGCAGCAGGTTCAGCAGCAGTTCGGTCCAGAAGCCCAAGCGGTTGGTGCTTTAGGTTTGTTCGACATTCTTGACAGAAAGATTAAAGGACAGGCATAATGGCTGACGAACAAAAACCAATGCCGCAATGGATTAAAAACCTTACTGCGCCCAAAGCCACAAAACAATATCTTTACGAACGATGGCTTGCTGGAGAAATTTCAGACAAAGCACCAGCACAAGACTGGGGTGTAATAACAGACATCGCAGACGCCATACGAAAAATAACATTCAAAAAACCAAAAATTCGTGGCGACACATTTCCCAAACAATCCCTCGAACAAATACAAGAAACCGCCTCGGAAATTGCTCAACGTCGCAACGACCTAAGACTCGCCATTTCGAAAACAGATGGTATCGACGTTGTTTTGGATGACGAAACATTAACCCTTGACGAAGCAATCAAACAAGAACAAAACCTAACAATAGTCAACAACCAATACAAAAACGCTATTGACCGCCGCCGCCCATCCTCAGAAAGAGCCAAAGACCCTGACTCCAATTTACAAGTTGCTTTAGAAACAGCACAATCCAACGCGGATAGTGCATACGCCGAAATGCTCCAAGAAATTACGGCGTTCCCAGAAACGTCGCAACCATACCGCGACCGCTATTTTGCTTCCCTAAAAATTTTGGACCAAGCCGAAACTAAAGCATTAGATAAAGGACTTACTATCCCCAAGACAGTCATGGTGGAAATGGGTTTGCCTAAACGTGATGTCACGGCTCCATCAACAACTGCTGAAGCACTTAGAAAACCTGTTACAACCAGACCCCCATCTGGTGTTGCTGCACAACGAGGTGCGGCTGCAACCCCTGTCACCCCAGTAGAAGACCGTGCAGAACAAGCACGTTTTGCTCGAATGAAAACTGGTGAACTTCGACCTGGCACAAAAGTAACGCCAACATTAACTGACGAACCTGCACCTACTGGACCAGTTGTGACCATCCCAGTAGTTGATGCAAAACAAAGAACAGCGTTTGTCAATGCACAACTTACTGCCCGTGGTTTAGAAAACACCCCAGAAAACCGTGAAATGCTACGCAAAGAATACAAAACAGCCGTAGCAGCAGGCAAAACTCCAGAAACAGCAACAGTCAGCAACGCATGGGAAACAACATTCCGAGAAACATTCCCAGCAAAAGCATGGCTACTCGACCTAGACCGAACAAAATACCCCCAACTGTTTCAATTACTGAACACAGCCATATCGCAAGAATGGTACAAATCGCAAGAAGGACTAAACCGTTTTGCTGCATCATTAGATGCCACAGATTTCTATAAAGAACTATCGCAATCAAAACAACTAAAAACTATTCAATCCCTGGTAGGTACGTTAGGTTTTGAAGGCAGCGACTTCACCAAATTTGTTTCAGATTCCATCAACTTCGGGTATCAGGGTGAAATTTTAAAACAAAAAGTTTACGAACAAGTCTTCGCAAAAGATGACGCAGGCAACTACATCAACCCGACAGCACTAGAACGCACCAAAAAATCCGCCGACTACATTAGCACGCAAAACATCGCCAAAGCGTTCTTCAACACAAACCCAGCAGACTCAGATATTGAAAAAGTTTTGACAGGACAAATGTTGTCAGCCGACTACGAACGTCAACAAAGAGAGTTCGCCAAAACACGATACGGTCATCTATCAAACCTGTTAGACCAGGGCATGACATTGGAAAGCATTGCTTCCGCATACAAAACCACGGCGGCACGCCTACTTGAATTGAACCCGAACGCCATCGACATGTCCACGGGCGCATTTGAACAAGCAGTAACGTTCGGTGAAGAAGGCAAGAAGCGTTTGATGACGAACAGCGAATGGGAGAAACTGTTGCGCACCGACCCGCAATATGGTTGGGAGAAAACCAATAACGCCAAAGATGAGGCTCGTGCTTTGTCGGCTAATATCGCTCAAGCATTCGGAAGGATTCTCTAATGGCTTTTATACGCGACCCGAATTGGACTGGACCTGGACCTGGACCGCTTATCGAAGTTCCCGATTTGGGAAGAGCGCAAGAATCGGGCTTAGACCCCCAAAAAGTTTACGAAGCACGCGGATATTACGGCGACGAAACATATATTAACCAACTTGTAACCAGTACGGGTATTGGCGCTGGCACTTTAGAACAGCGCACCAATGCTTTAAATATTCTTATTGAGCAAGGCAAAACAGCCCAAGCAGCACGTGACGCAGCCGCAGCAGCCGCAGCGAATGTATCGAGAACAACCAGTCGTGCAGCCTCGGTTGTGCCATCAGACAGCAATGAAACAGCCACAACCATCCTCACAAACACCCTCAAGTTTTACGGGTTAGACGAACCAGAACTAGTCAACGAAATCCGTGCAGCCCTAGCCAACCGCACCATCACAGGCGCATCAACCGTCGATGAAATCGGTATCCAACTACGTGAATCACCAGCGTTTAAACGACGATTCGCAGCAAACGAAACACGCCGAGCAGCAGGTAAACCTGTCTATTCCGTTACCCAAACACTCCTCTTAGAATCCCAATATCGCAAAAATTTGCGTGACTCAGGAATGCCAACAGGGTTCTACGACGACCCGACATCGCTACAAAACTTCCTCATCAACGACATCTCCCCAGATGAGATACTTGCCAGAGTAACTCAGGGCTATCAGGCTGTACGCAACGCTGACCCGACAGTCATCAACGAACTCAAAACGTTATACAACCTTAATGATGGGTCAATCGCAGCATTCTTCGTAGACCCAACCAAAGCCCAAGACAACATCCTACGAGCAGCCAGAGCAGCCGAAGTCGCAGCACAAGCCCGCAAACAAGCAGGCATCGGACTCACCGCCCAAACCGCAGAAGAACTGGTACGACAAGGCGTAAGCGAAGCCGAAGCCCAAGCAGGATTTACAACATACAAACAACAAGAAAGCCTCTACCGACCATTGATGGGCGAAGAAGAAATCACCCAAGAAGAAGCCATAGCAGGCACACTCGGCACAAGCGCAGCAGCAGCCCAACGAATAGGTACACGCCGACGACGACGCAAAGGCGCATTTGAAGCAGGCGGCAAAGTCAGCCTACGAACAATCGAATAATCAAATAGTTGACAACACCATAAACGTTCACTACTATTTGACGTGATACGTTAAGTAGGAACCTGCACAGGAATCCCCCAGTCTGTGCGGAGCAATTCGGGGTGACAAATCAATAGCAGCCATCACATACCTCTGATGTGATGTGGGCAGAAACGGAGAGTGCCATATGTCAGAGTTTGAC